AGAGCTTCAGGGAAAATGTATCATTTGGGCGTCGTATACTCACGACATTCAACAGATACATAAGTCCCTGCGCGACTGCTTTGGGCCCGAAGCAGTCGCACTTTATTACGGGGAAACACCCCAAGAAGAGCGTCAAGCGATTGTCGAGCGGTTTCAAGATCCAGACAATCCGCTGCGCTTTTTTGTCGGGCAACCAAGAACAGGTGGTTACGGCATCACTTTGACCGCTGCTACGACGGTCATTTATTACTCAAACAGCTATGATCTTGAAATAAGATTACAATCAGAGGACAGGGCGCACCGCATTGGTCAAAAGAACCCTGTCACTTACATAGATCTAGTGTCGCCAGATACGTTGGACGAGAAGATACTCAGCGCCCTACGCCAGAAAGTTAACCTTGCTGAAACTGTCTTGGGAGAAGAGGCTCGGCAGTGGTTCCTCTGAGCAACTGTTCGATGCCTTCTAGAGAGTATTTTTCTTGTAAACTTGGGCGCAACGCAGCTTCAACGGCCTCTACAACTTGCTGTTGTTGCTCTGGTCGAGCCATGGGCCGTGGACTTTCATTAAGTTCGTTTTGAAATACGGGCGCTAGATCCGTGGGCCGTGCGACAGGGCGCACGTAATTCATTGGATTACTGTAGTCTGGATCAGAGTAAATGGGGTTTCGCGGAGCAACGGGTTGGTTCATCACCAACTCCTCTTTGGCGTCTTCCGACAAGCTCTCATCACTGTAAACGTTCAGTCCACCGTGCTTCTGTAGATAATCACTGAGACGAGTGCCCTGTTCTGGATTTTTCTTATTATCGGACGGATCATATGCGCCATCTGTCTCCAAAAATTGTCTCAGTCCGTAGTTTCCGCCAAGATGCGCGACCGCCATCATGCCACTTAAAGTAACGGGTACACCTTTAACCATCTTGCCAATGTACTCGTCCAAGCCGTTATTTGCTATGTAATCAAGCGTTTTTTGCTCATACCAGTTTTGAAAGGCTTCTTGTAAACCCGCGTTCTTTTTAAATTGGTCGCGTGTAAAGTCACGACCTGTTTCTTCTTTAAATTCTTCAAGGGTTTCAGGCATTGCCTGAGATGCACCAAGGGCTCCAGTTCTTTTATTTACAGCGTCAAGCGCACCGCCAGAACTTTCTGTGCCGTACAGAGAGCGCCGGTATTCGGTGCTTGCTGCGGCTACGCCACCCTTAGTCATGTGCCGCGCTAGATCCGATAGAGATCCAACTCCTTTACGTATTTCGCCGCCCTCGTTCATACGCCGCGCTATTTCAGAGAGAGATCCAACTCCCTTACGCATTTCGCCGCCGTCGGCTCTTTTGAATAAGGGCATCAAGTCGGCATCATCTGTTGGGATTTCTCCCTGATCTATTCTTACCGTCATTTCCGGAATTAATGAAGTATCGTAAATCACAATATTATTGGGACCTCCACTAACTTCCGTGGTGCCCCCAACAACACCCGTAAACCCCGATTCTTCAAAAACTTTTCTTAAATTTTGTTTATCGCCCGATTGTTGATTTGAAAATAATAATCCTTTTTCATCTTTGCGTAGTGGATTTTTTATTGCCTCCGTGATACGGTCTACCTTTCTAAAAACATCATCAGGATTTTTTGTGTCTATTTGCAGTGTAGTTTCTCCACCCTCATCATAAGTTGATGTGGGCCTTCGCTTGTAAGAAACCGTAAGAATATCATCTTTTTGTTGAACAACTAAAGGGTTGCCATCGAAGTCTGGCATTGACGACAAAGCGCTACTCAACCCCTCTATCTGAGGTTTTGTAAGAGGTTTTTTTAATTTGACATTTAGCATTTCGCTGGTATCAATTTCGGCACTCATTAAACTACCCCGGCCTCCCACATGCTGCGAAGGATAGTTTAAATTAGTAGAAAAATAAGCGCCGGGACCCGCGGCTCCCATGTTGTAATAATTTGACGATTGTTGCGCTGCGGCGGCGTCAAATTTTGTGAAGGGCGCTCCGCGAGTGGCGTGAAAAACTTCAACTTTATCCGGTCGCTCTATATTTAAATTACGTGCTAAATTGTCAAGACGACTATCTAATTCATTTCCAGCCAAACCGTTACGTTCGTATTCTAATTTTTTTAATCGAAACGTTTCAAATGGAGATCTTTGCATAAACCCTTGTTGTTTAAGGTAGGCATCTGAATCAAAACTTGAATCGCGGTCCGTCATTTTCATGCCTGCATCAGGCAGTCCATAAACACCAAAAGTATCTTTTCTTGTTTTACTTCCTTCAACGTAATCCTGCACGTCTTCAACGACAGTGCGAGCGTAAGGATACTCATTGAAACCGTTTCTGTCTTTTACCTCCAGCAAACCTCTTTTTTGAATTTCTTCAGCCAAAGGAATCATTTGCTCAATGTATTCTTCTTCGCTATACATGCGAAAATCACTTAAAGCTTGAGACAATTCTTCAAGGGATTCATCGGCGGCTCCCCTTATCTCCTTTGGCCCGATTTCGCTGACAAGTTCTCGCATATCCATTTCTGTGGTTAGGTCGAAATCCCTATGTAATTTTTCTGCTTCAGCTATTGCTTCATCAAAAGGACGTGACGTGATGTCACCGGGCAGGTTTTCGGACAATTCATCCGCGGCATCGTATGCCGCATTCATTTCATCTCGTAAAACTTTGATGTTTTTAGCAAACATGTCGATAGGGTTAATCGGAGGTTTCACACGCTTAACCGCAGCGGGCACTTTTTCCAAAGCTTCTGTTATTGCTTCTGGCGCGAGGGCCGCGACCCCTGCCGCGGCACCCAACCCCTTTATAAAATCTCTGCGGCTTTTGTCTGTAAGCTCATCTAATGGTTTTGTTTCAGGTCCAGAGACACCTAAGAACATTTCAGGTATAATTTGAGACGCTTTCTGCCCTAACGCTTTTCCTAAAACAGGCCCAGCTAAAGCGTAACCTAAAGTGCCTACTCCAGCTTCTGCACCCTTGCGCAACCTTTCGTCAGTTGGCAAATCCGAATCAAAGGCCTGTCGAGACGCGCCGCCTAAATTGTAAACAATATCTTTCGGAACGTTTAAGAAATCGACAACCGCTTCAATTCTTTCAAAACCGGGTCCAAATCTTTGACGCATGGGCGAAGAATCCGTCTGAACCCGTGGTCCGCGATTGTACTCTTCTTCTGAAGGGGGCGGGACTATCGCGTCTGCCATTATCGTCTCCGTAGCGACATTAATCCGCCTTGGGCCATTGGCACAGGTTCTCCGTAAACAATTCTTTCCGAAGGTTGAGGGACGCGAATGGGTGCGATGTGAATGGCACCTGTGCCTTCATTTGGATCTTCGGGATCTACAGGATCAACGGGCATTACGGGCATTACGGAACCGGTGTCCGGTCTTGAAGTGTCAATTCCGGGTCCTGTGTTAGATCCCATACCATACAAAGCGTCACTAAGTTTTTGCCTTTGTAACTGGTCCAGCGTACCTTGCACATAGTTTCTAGCCGCCGCATCCGAAAAACCAAAATCTTTTAAGCCCTGCACCTTTCTATCTACGTCGTTTGAAAAAGCACCGCCCGAAAATAAGTTTGCTACGCCCATGCCAAGATCTTGTCTACCTCTACGGTAAGCGTCGCTAATATCTGTGAAGAATTGTCCAATCCCAGTTTTTGCTCTGGGAGAAGCCCCCATGTAACCAGAGCCGCCCGACATGAAAGGGAGAAACCCGCCACTCCCCTGCATACCCTGTTGAGTCAACATTTCCGGTCTGAATTGATTTGCAGCCATCTGTGCGCCACTGGATTGCGTGTAGCTGGTTTGCGGCCTATTCGCAAACTGCATCGCATAATTTAAAGGATTGTCCTCTGGCTTTTCGTACTGGTTGTTACCAAAAATACTTTTATTTGTTCCAAAAGCAGAAGTATCTTGCAGTCCTTTTGCCCGCAAACCACGACTATGTTGGGCCTGCGCAGCCATATGCGCGGCTTGACTTCCACGATTACCCGCTAAAGCTTCATGCTCTTCATATTGACTTTCAAACGGACCACTATAATCATCGTTGCTAAAGGTAATAGGCATTCTTCTACTCCATTAAACTGGCAATTCCGCCGCGACGAAAGCTTCGTGGTTGTTGAGTAATCATACTCGAAATTGGATCATTAGGAAACAGCGCAGCGTAAGTTTGTCTTACTTGCGGATTATTGGTTCCCGCTGCCACTGATGTCTGGGGGGCAGCGGGAAGAGCCGCCTGAGTGGTGGGATTGCCTACAGGCGGTTTTTGGTTTGAAGCGTCCCGATTCCGTAATAATTCCTGCGCTTTATTTAAAAGCTCTTCGGCAGGGTCCGCGGGGCGTGATCGAGGGGGTCGTCCAAGATTGCGACCAATAAGTCCCCGTCTTTTACGTTCTTCATACCGCTCTTGAGCCGTGGGGGGCTCCGTCGGAGGTCGGCGATCAACGGCTTCTGCCTCCGTAGAAGTTACTTCCTCAATAGCGGCAGAAGGTCCGCGGGTAACGGCTCGCACACCGGGCGCACCAGTCGCTGCTTTAATAACTGAACCCGTTGTCTTTTTAACAAAGTTTAGCATACGTCGCATAATGGCTTCTTTTTCGTCTGCGCTACGTGGAACGCGCAAAGCTGCCATTAATTCTTCTGGGTTTAAGAGAATGTCCATAAAGGCTTGATTTGCCTGTAAAAAAGGCACCTCTTGCGTTATCATCTGAGCATATTTGGAACCCGCGGATTCTTCGACCAAACCTTGTGAGCGCCCTCCGGGCAGAATTGATCCCGCGAATTGACCAAGTCTGGCACCTGCAATTCGCGTATAAAGATCAAACAGCGCAGGAACTTCTATACCTCGCATGTCAGCGCCTTGTGCACCAGACTGCGCTTGCATAGCCATAATTCTTTCCAACGCAAGCTTCATTGAAGCATGTTGTTCATCGCTTAAAGACCCAGCACTCTTTAAAAAGTTTGCCATTGTCATGTTGTCGTTATCGGCACCCGGAATTTTTTGGAAAAGAGACTTATACAAGATGCCCGCATCAAAAACGCCGTCACGATTTGCACCTTTTATGTTGCGCTGTGATTGGTCAAACGCCCAGTTAATGGTGGTGGCAAGCAGCCCTTCTTGTACATCTTGTAAAGATGGCACACCGTCTTCTGGAAAAGGGATACCAACGCGTTTATATGCCTCTCTTGCCGCTTCTTCTGTGGGCAGAGTTGTCATGTTTTTATAAATTACCCTCAGTTGCTCGCTTGGATTTTTTGAAGTGTAGGCGAGACGAATTAATTCTGTTGGGTTTTCTGTTAATACACCTTTTCCATTACGCATGGCATATTGGAAAGCAGCCATTGAATCTCGTGTTTGTTTTATTCGCGGTATAACGGCTTGCACACGATTTATAAATTCTTGTGGATCTCTAATATTGTCTATTTCCCTTTCAAGATTAGGGAACAATTTTAAGATCATTGCGTTATTAGAAGCCCAGTTTTTAATATTTTGAAGTTGCCGTTCTTTAATTTGAATAGGGTCAAGCTTAACATTCTCTTCTATTGTACTTGTTGCTCTTCGTAAAACTTCACGCAAAGATACTTCCAACAAGTCTTGTTGTGTTCCAAGATTTTTTCCGATCTCTGCTAATTCTTCTTCCGACGCACCCCCTGAAATGGCTCTATTCATTAACTCAAGGTTTGCGTTTTCAATTTGACGAACACGAAGAGCGCTGGCATCTTTGTTGCCAGAAAAAATTGTTATAGCCGCTAAATCAGGCTCTACAACGATACGACCTTGACTGTTCTTACGCAACAAGTCTCCACCGAAAGTTTTCTTAAAAAATTGTTGATAAGCCACAGATGCGTCTATAGCATTTTGATAAGCTGGTCCGACATCTTCATAACTACGCAAATCATTTAACGCGGCGCTTCGTAAATCAACAGCCCGTCTAAAGAAATCACCGTTCCCACCAACGGCACCAAACCTATCTGCGGCAATACGCAAGGTTTTACGAAGCGAAATAAGTTCAGAGGCCGGTAGACCGCCCTCGTCTGGAGTTATAGCCATGTTTGTTAATTCGTTTGCACGGCGCATTTCAGCGGTGATTGCTTTTTTCTGAAGCGTCAGCAAATTGCCTAATGGACCAGAGGGCGCGGTTGTTTCGCGGCCCGCGACCTCGTCAGCTTCACGAGAAAGCATATTATCAAGATACTGAATACGTGCCTCTAAAGCATTTTTACGAAGTTTTCCGACTTCGCCTAAGTCTTTCAAACCAACAGTTGCGGCCCGTAAAGCGTCGATTGCGTCTTGTGTTGATCCACTAGAAAAACTTTCTCCGGTTCTAGCAAGCGCCGCTTGTGCATAGGTTTTAAAGAACTCTTGTGTTTGCCGTTGCAATTCGTTTCGCGGATCAGAAGCGTCTAATTCTTCTAAATACTGACGTAGTGCGTCCGCGTCCATTTGTAAAATTGCATTTGCTTGCGGCTCTACTGTGTTTCTCATATAGTCTTGATTTGAAACTTCAATTAAATTATATTGCTGATCCAAAGCCAAGTTGTCTAATTCATTTACGTCCAAAGCTTGGCCTGCTAAAGCTTCTCGCTCTATTCGCAGCGCCTCGTCTTGATAAGAGTTTCCAAAAACATCTCTAGTTCCCGCCAATTTATTACGAGCCTTATCAAAAGCATCGCGATATTTGTTGGGCCGTTGTGTTTCAATCACCCTCGCTAATTTTTCTAAATTCTCTTGAGTTGGCGCAACCGCGCCATTAATGATTTCAAGATCCGCCTCGGATAACAACCTATTGTAAGTGTCAAACCACTCCTCTCCTGCCGCATCTCCCAGAGCGTCATTAAGTTTTTTTGTTGCAGGGGTGATGCCATCAAAGGGGTTTGGTGCCGCGGCAAGCCCAAGACGTTCTTTTATGGTGTTTACAACTTCGTTTACGTTTCTGAACTCAGCCTCACCCATTACAGCAAGTAAGGTGGACTTTTCGTTTTGCATTTCACGAAGCATCGCGTCCCAAGCTTCAACAATGTTTGGCACGTCAGAAGCGGAATCTGGAATTACGTTTCCGTCTGAATCAAATCTATAAAACGTATCGTTCCTAATCGTCTGATCTACGTCTTCCCAAGCTTTTTGTTGAATGTTTTTGAAAACGTTTTGAACATTAAGTTGCGCTTTTGCAATTCCTTGGCCCAGAGCTTCTGAAGCTTGTTCTCCGCCCTCTGGATAAACTTTGCCAACGGCAGCAACTGCGCTTTGTACCGCTTGGTCCATGCGCTTTTGAATCAAAAGTTCAATGCGAGCGGCTTGAATTTCATTGGCAATTTTTAAAAGTTCAGGGTCGCCGGTTCCCCTGAGTTCGTTAACCAGTGCAGTTTGGGCGTTCATGCTTCTTCTAAAGCTATTATTGAGAAGCTCACCGCCCTCATTCTCCGCCATCATTTTCATAACTTGAGCGTCAAGGTTTGCTAAAGCAGGACTTTCTACAAATGCACTTGAAAAGGTGGTTTGAGGAACAGTTTTGCCTTTTTTGTCTTTAGTCAAAAACTCTGGCTTAATGTTCCCATTATCGTCTAAATAAGTTTCTTCTAAAGCTTTTAAAAGATCTGCAGGGTTTTCACCACGCTCATTAATCAAATTCAATATATACTGTATTTGTTCGCCTTTAACACGTGCTTTCCTACCAAGTAAATCAAGTCCTTGGCCCGCTGCCAGACTGGCTTTACGTGCTGCAACATAATTTTTTCCGGCCTCAACTATTGAAGGTATGAAGCGCAAAGTACTTAAACTGGGGGCCATGCCTCCCAGCATTTCGCCAGTAATCATTTTAACTTCAGACCGTGGATCCTGACCCGCTATTGCTGTTGTTGCTCCAAACGTGGCAGGAATTTGAGCACTCTCAACGCCGAGCGCAAGAACTTTACCGGGCAAAGTTTCTGCACTTCTGTACATTTTTCCGCCCGAAATAAGCAGGTCTTCCGCGGCACCAATTAAACGTGGAAAACGTAGTGCTTTGCCCTGCAGATACTTTGTCAGATATGGATTATTCTGTATCTGTTCTTTTGTGACAGGGCCGTAAGCAAGTCTATCTGGTAATGTTTGTAAATATTTTGCCTGTGTAACACGCGCATTTGGTGCAAGCGTTGGATTAAATATAAAAGGAAGCGCCGTTCCCGTCGCCTGCCAAATTTTTAAAGCGGACTCTGTTTCCGGCGTCAAAGGAATGGTGTCTTCAATTTGATTCATTGTCAAATCGCCCACAGCATCTCCCGCCGTGCCACCTAGTACAGAACCTGCAAGAAAACCAAGACCTCCAAGAACAACTTGACCGGGCAGTCCAAAGGGAGTACCTGCCATAACGCCGTATCGTGCACCCTTTGCACCACCAAGCATAGCACCGCCGCCTTCAAGAGCGCCAGAAAAAAAAGCTTCTTTACGGGATGGGACGCCGGGGTCACCATATTGTTTTAGATTTGTAAAATAACGCAAAACGTCTTCATTGCGCAGACCCTTTCCCGCTTGACTAGCGGGTATGTTTAAAAACTTTAACCCTTCGGCAGTTCCCCTTTGCACGTCTAATGGATCGAACATACCCGCAAATTCAGATCTGTTGTTAAGTATTTTCAACGTTTGTTGGGCAAGATAATCGGTTACTTTTTGTTTGTTTTCAAAAACCTCGTAAGCCGTTGACAACTCACCGGGTTCCCACTCCACAAAAACTCCTGCATCTATAAGATTTTGCTTGTGCGGCGGCATGTCCGTTGGAGCAAAAACTGGTTCGTTTGAGGTGCGTCTACTACGATTTGCCATTAGTTTTTGCCCCCAATTCTATCATTAGCTTCGTCAACGAGTTTTGTATCTATATATCCTTCGTCGGGTAAGTGATGCATAAGATCTAAGAATGTATCAATTGCAAAGTTCTGTTCTTCCGCACGTTTAATGGTCTGTGCATTAGTTGAACTACCTATTGTTTTATAGTTCTGATCTCGCTCAATAAGGAGTCGTTTTCGGAGAACAAGCAGTTCAGCAATAGCTGCTTCGGGGTTTTTAAGGAATTGCTCTGTGCTTGGGATTGATTTTCCTAGACGAACTTGTTCCCCCTCACTGATACGAGGCGTTGCAGCCAGAGCAATACGAACAGAAACGTTTAGTGCGTCAACCCATGCCCGTGCCTGAACAGTGTCTTCAAACATGTTTCGCCAACCCCATGAACCGGGGGTTAAACTTGTTAGGGCATTGGCAAATTCCCTAAGCTTGGCATAAGGACCTATACCCTCGCGGGCCATAGCCGCCATATCAATGCTTCTTGCGATAAGATTTGGACCCCCCAAATCTCCAAACATTTCTTTAACGCCTTCTTTTCCTAAATTTTCTTCCAACTTTTTGTACGCTTCGCTACCGTGCATTTTGATATATGCTTCGGCATTTATTGCCGCTAATCTCATTCGCATTTCTGCCGCTCGTCTAGCGTTTTTGACACTTTCGTAAGTATTGTTTTCGCCTAAAATTATAGCGTTCTGATACTCTGGCAACGTAAAGTCTATGGGTTTGCCGTTTACATCGTAAAAGTTACCGCCCATGAAGTTAACTATTTGAGGTGTTCCGTCTGCAGTTTTAAGCAATGTTTTTGCGGAGCCTGTGAGTTGTGACCGCACCGCCGTCGGATCCTTTAAACTCAAAACTTGTTGATTTGTGAGTTCCACAAAAGTATTTGCAGGAATTTCTTGACCGTCTACGACAATTGACTTTGTAGTAACAAAGCCATTTGTTTTTTCTGCGGTATCCTTACTATATAGGCCAGATTCAACATACCCCTCGTCAAGCAAACCACTTATTACAATTCTTGCACCGTTCTCATTGGTGTTAATTGAAACCGTTTCTCCGGTATCTGGATTGGTCAAATTAACCATAGTAATTTCTGGGATCATTCCAGCCCGCAACATTTGCTCATCTTTGTCCAGCGCCAAAAATTCATCCATCGTCATGTTGTACTTCAGCAAGAAGTCTTTGTCCGTAAGAACGGGAACACCCATCATTGCTCTGTACAAGTTCTCATCTTCTTTGCGGAGTTCTTTTAGCTCTTCAAGCATAAAGCCCGTTTTTTGATAAACGTCCTTTTCAGTTATAACCGCTGTGTTGATATTTGCAGGAGCCTTTTTCTGCAAAGCTATAAGCTCATTTTTGTTAACAAGCTGCGGACCTTTGGCGTAGAACAATCCATCATCCAGCGTAATGTCGTCTGTAAGGTCAATCAACTGCATTTGACCTTCACGCTCACGCATCAAAGCTGTTATACTTTTTTGCTCCTCCATGTAGGCATCAACCAAAGTTCTGTCTGTAGACCATCCTGAATAACTTGCAAAATCGTCTTCCGAAGGACCTTTTTCTATAAGTTCTCTGAACTTTTTATTACCTTCTGGAGAGGATACAAAAACCTCTTTTCTTTCGTAGTAAGGTTCGCCCTCAATTGGAGTGACTTTCCTGAAGACAACTTGTGTTTTAGGATCTTCAAATTGTTGATCGAATGCCGCGCTGTTATCGGTCCACAAACCGTCTTCCCCGACGTTTGCAGTAAGCCATTGTTTACCCAGCGCAGAATTAGTATCCACCATTTGAGAGTCGGAGCCGTCTTTTTTGTAGAAAGTTTGGTAATTGGAATTTTGTGGTCTAGGAGCAAACTGCACTCCTTTTTCTAAGAAATCGGCAAATTGCACATCGTTAGCTGCAATCACGCTTCCCGCTTTCAAATCATACGTTTCACCATTTATTCTTACTTTTTTGTCTGCCTGAACTTCATAAAACTCGACAGGTAAACCTTTTTGTTCAATTTCTACTGTCAGTCTTTTTGCTGTTTCCGCTGCAGTAATAAACGGTTTTATTGTCTCCTTAGTGTAATAACTCTTTGAATCTTTTTGATATTGCGCAAAGTCTTGTGGATTATTTTTGTTGTAGACCTTGTAAACTGCAGGAAGTCCGGCTGCGTCTACCGTGTAAAGAACAAGTTCGTCCGGATTTGTCGGCTTCATTGTTTTAAGAGCTTCTTCTAAACCCTCCGCTGCTCGCGTTTGCGCAGACGCTTCTGGTACTGCCAAGCCAAAAGCCGTGGCCCGTGCTTGTTGATCTAGGTTCTTCAGTTCTTTTTCTGCAGCCCGTACTTGAGCCGCCCGTTGAGCAAATCTATCCGTTAATTGAGTACGATTTAACGCGTTTGCCAACCTTTCCGCAACAGACCCGCCTTCTGTTTCTCCTGCAAAGGCAAGCCCCGCGCCAGCAAGATCAAACATTAATTGACTGCGAGCCATTTGACGATCTTTTTCAAATTCCGCTCGGCGCTCTTCGTCAGTGCCATATATTCCTTGCGCCAAAGGCAAAAGCCCTTCGTAGATGCCGGGAACCCGACTCACCATTGTCGTCGGAACGCTAGAGTTTCCCGTTGGCGGCGTTCCATCTTGAAACTTACGGACCATTACGGGCCCACCCCGTCTAAAATTTTCGGGTGGAGTGCTGCCCGCCCCCTGCATCATAAGAGCACCTAGACCTTGGTCCATGCCTTGGTCCATTTGCGTATCTCCCGCAACAGCCTGCATAAGTTCCCCTATGCCACTGTCCATCGCGCCTTGTTGCGTCATCATAATAGCGGGTTGCGTCAGAGCCAAAACGGATTCAGGGGTCTGCATTGCGTCGCGCTCACCAACAAGACCTGCAAGCTCTTGGTAGCGGGCGTCTAGCGGCATGTCATTGCCGCGGAGCGCGTTAATTGCACCTTCTACGTCTGTGGCAGCATCAATGCTCTCTTGTGTGCGAGCCGCAATCTCCTGCCCTAGCATCTCTCCTTCTTGCTGCGCACTTTGAGACATGTCCTGCGGCATGGGTTCTGCGGGACCACCCATCTGACGAAACAAGGGCCGTTGCATGACGCCGCCGCCAGCTTTGCCAAGAATTTGTCTTTGCACGTGTTGTGGCAGCGCTCTAAAACCTTCGTTCATTTAAAAAATCCCCGCTTGTTGTGCACCGCTCATTGCACCGTAGGCCCCAATCCCCAAGCCAACGGCTGTTTGGAAGGGATTAGCTTGTGGCATTGAAGAAACTTGCATCGTAGAAGAACCCGTTGGAACTTGGCTGTAAATGTCAGACAAGAACCCGTACTGTTGGAAAGGTTGTGAGTAATTTTGCAAGTTTGTCATACGGTTTGCGTCAAGTTCACTCTGCGTAATGCCACGCTGCAATCCGCCTGTGGTCATCAAACGGTCAATGTCAGAGGCACTTAATCCGCTTAGAAGCTGACCAAGATTAGCATAGTTCATTCCCATGCCCGCCATCTGCCCGCCCAAACCGGCAATTCCTTGATCCGCCGACATGCCTGTGCGTATAGCATCCATACCTAACCCGGTTCCTGCTATGGCTCCGCGGGCCGCGGCATCTTCCGCGCCCATACCGTAGCGTCCATAAATGTCCGCTCCAGAGATACCGGCACTTTCTGCGCCCATGCCCAGACGTGCGCCTGTTTCCGCGGCACCCATTCCAAGCTGTGCGCCCTGTCCTGCAGCGTCCATACGAGCTTGCATACCTCGGCCCGCAGCATCCATGCCTAGCTGCGCTCCCGTGGTTGCGCCTGCCCGCGCCGCATCTGCGGCGCTCATGCCAAACTGAGTCCCCGCGATATCGCCTCGTTGACCAAGGCCCGCGGCATCCATACCTAGTTGCGACCCCTGTCCTACAGCGCTCAGACCCAACTGTGCGCCCTGCAACGATCCAGTTTGAGCAAGGGATTCGGCCCCCAAGCCCAATTGTCCGCCACGGCCTGCCGCGTCTATTTGAGTAGCGGCACCCGCCTGACCCAACTGACCCGTCCCCATAGCAGCGGACTGCCCTCTACCCATCCGATCTTCAAAAGCTTTTTGGGCACGTTGCGCTGCGCTTTCATATCCCGCCTGACGGAGCCCCGCCGCTGTTTTAGCCTGCTGCTCTATAACGTTGCGCCCAATCTCGGCTGCTTGTACACCCTGACGAGATCCACCAAATGCACCCGCACCTACCGCAGTTGCATCCATCTGATTTCTTTGTATTGCACCAGCCCGTGCTACGTCCTGCATTGCCGCATCAATAACAGCCTGCTCATACGGATTCATGTAATCCTGTATCGCAGACGGATCAAACCCGCCTATGGTGCCCGCCAGTTGTCCGATACCACTTTCTGCCGCGCCCCTTCCAAACTGACCCGCATCCGCCAAAGATCTTTGCGCGGCAAGCGTGGAAGCCCTTGCGCGGTCCGCGGCAGTTTGAGCGCCTTCCTGTCCGGTGCGAGCTTCACCCAATAAACCCGAAGCTCCTGTACTGGCAATGTTTCTTGCAAAATCGGTAGTTGCCCCTAATGCGCTTTGACCCGCCAACGCTTCTGCAGCGCTCTTATCGGTAGCTGCGCGAATACCAGCTTGACCTTGCGCCGCCTGTCTAGCCAATTCCTCGCTTCCAGTAGTTGCCGCGCCGGTCAAACCTCTTTGCCCCTGCAAAGCTTGATTTACTAACGCCTCTCCCGCGCCGCCCGCAATGGCGCGTTGCGCATTAACCGCGTCCGTAATGTCCGCCTGTGTTCCTGCAGCAACGTCACGACCACCCCGAATTGCTTCTGCAAGGCCCGCCTGCCCCGCAAGCGCTTCTTGTCTGGCAGCGTCTCCTACGCCACGAAAACCACCGGCAGCTTCATTTAACAACGCGCTGGCATCCGCCAACCCTAAACCAGCCTGATCTAAATATGGTTGATATGCACCAACGCCGCTTTGCGCTAAATCAATCGCTCGCTGTTCACCTCCAGAAATGCCCGCGACGGTATATTCGGGTGGGCCAAAAAGTTGATCCTGAGAAATGTTGCTAACATCCGCGACACCCCTGCCCAAACGCGCTGCAATTGCAGCGTCGTCAAGCCCTTGTGCACGTAAGTTTTGTACATTGCGACCAAAGATCTGATCTCTAACAAGTTGTTGAGAATCTTCTAAAAGACCAACGCGAAAGGCTTCTATTTCAGGGTCTTGGCGGTTAATGTTTACGTTTGTTTGTGTAGCCATTATGCAACCACCCCGCCTTCAAAAGCTCTCATTATGTCGTACATTTTCTCAACACCCTTCTGACGGCTACCGTCGCCTGCGCCTCGAACCGCACGTGCCGTCATTACAAATTCTCCGTCAGACAACATTGCTGGAATGTCGTCCGAAGTTTCTGTGCCGGGGCCCGCGATATACCCCTCGCGACGCGGGAACTCCATTTCACCACCTTTTGCTGCGTAGACCGGACCTCCGTAAACGTCTTCTCTTCTTCGTCTTCTTGTAGGTGCAATAACAGGACCGGTCCGATAACGTTCAGGGTACATTTCTAACAATTCGCGTGTTGTGTATGGATACGGATCTTCCGGTGGATCCTCTTCTATCGGGTCAAACCCACCCGCAAGGGCCATAAGTCCAAGACCTGCGGGGATGGCGGTAGCATAGTTAATTCCGCCAGAACTTTTTACCAGATCCATTGCTGCGGCTTTTCCTGTAGCGTCTGGTATTGCAGCATATGAATCAAAACCTAATTGTTTTGCAGCGGAATCTGCCGTTAATTGAGGTTTTGTTAAAAAGTTTTTAGCGCTGCCTACAGGATCTTGTAAGAATGACGGGTCTTGAGATTGAGCTTGATTCACGGAGTCCTCTGCATTTTGTAGACTACCAAAAGTATCAGCTTTTGCCGCCAATGATCCAGTCCCCCGCATCTGAAAAGGGCTGTACCTATCGTCTAGCGGTTTAAAACCTGCTCCAAAATCGCCACCCGAGAAAAGCGTGGCGGTTCCCGCAGACGACAGACCGCCCGTCAAACCAGCCTTAAAGGCGTCCTGCATGTCACCACCCTGTAGCAGTGAGCCGACGCCCCCAGCTATTGCGCCAGAAACAAAAGGACTCATGCCGGGGAACATAAAGCTTACCGCGGCAGGCAACAAGAACGGTGCCGCCTTTTTGAAGATGTCCTTAATTCCACCAATAAAATCAAAGGCTTCCTCGTAACCCGTCACAGGGTTTACGTTCATTTGACCGCTGCCGACCGTGTACTCTTCCATGTCACGACCTGTTTCTTCAAACAAGTCCCGCACAGTCCGACGCACACTCGGATCGTCCATCATGCCCTTCGGCATCATTACTTCTGACTTGGTAGCGTGAATTATCTCAGTGTCGCCGTTGCGACCAAACTCATCAAGGTTCGATGCAAGAAAAGAACCAAGGCCTCTCATAACAGGTCCGCCGTCCGCGTAGCCTTGAAACCCCTTTTGAAATATTTTAGGGGTTTCTTGCTCAAAGGAAGAGCCACCTCGCGGTACTACAACTTGTGCAGACCCGAAGGAGAAGGGATTAAATGATGGCAGTGATTTGGGTGGATTTGCTCCACCTAAAGGGGCCATAACAACCTGCGAAAGATGAGGCGTTCCCGAATAAGAACCCCCGCCCAAGTCAAATCTTTCTTGCGCCATTTGTTTAACTTCTTCGACAAAAGGCTCAACCTTTTCTTGAACCACATTTTCAGTCAAATACTGCCCCAGCATGTTTTTTAGCGGATCAAACGCTCTGTCCAAATTACCGCCAAGTCCGCCAATGCCTCGTTGCATCTGAGCCATTTGTGCCGGAAATGCCTGTTGCTGTTGCATCATATAAACCTCGTGACCGCTGCCATTAAGTTACCAAATGTTTGTATAAAATACTAGAGTGTCGATCCAGAAATAGCTTCTGGGGCCGTAACCCGAATATTTGTACTTCTTTTTTCAGTTCCTGTCCAACTTTCTCCACAATCTGGGCAATTTCCAGTAGGGTAAGATGCAATCTCTTCTAGCGTGTCCACAGCATTGCCACAATTAACGCAATGTACTGTGTCTGTGCTACTAGAAGGTTTCCAAGTAGAGCCATCTGGCATTGTAAGAATTGTATCACTCATGATGTTGTCACCGTTACTGTACCAACGCCGCCAGTTCCTGCGGAACCACGAACGTGTGGCGTGTTTGCTTCTGTTACCTTTAAGTAGCCGCCGTGATTAAACACAGCGCCAACTTCCAACCCGCTATCATCTGTCTGCAATTCAGTAAAAACAGTAAATGTGTTTCTGCCTTCACCCGGATTTTGCATGTTTAATAAATAGGTGGAATATGCACGTATAACTTCTGCAAAATATTGTTGTTCATATTCCGTAGGTGGAACTGGGAAAAACGGAAGATTTAGGTTCCTAGACATTATCTTCTTCCATCAGGTCTGATTTCTACGCGAGGAGACCCTAGTCTCCATGTTACGCCTTCGTCCGTGCTTTCAACCCTAAAGGCAAAAGACCGACCTCTGAGCCTAACAAATGCCTGATCCGTAAATTGCTCAATGGGAACTGATGCCGTTTTAGATACCGTACTTTGGTCGGATGATAAATAGTCCCCACCCGGAAAATTTCTTACCTTTAATGTCATAATGGCACTCGGATCTAAACTGGTAGAGTTTCTAAATGTTAAATCGGGTATCATTCGACGCATAAATACAAATTGCTCGCCCTCTCCAAGATTCATTTGGCTGGATTCAATATAAGCACTTATAGCACTTACAGGATTTGTACTTCCATCATCAAATCCTACTTCATGATAATACAAATAATGATCAGGAGATGCAGCAATAGGATTATCGTTTACTCCACGATCCATCCAACATGTACGTTCCATAGTCCCGTAATACCAAATCTGTTGCTGGTAATTATAGGTCACATAACGATCATTCTCACTGCTTGAAGCAGATGGGTAGAACCATGTAACTTCTGAAAACGACGTATTTGTTGAAGCGGTTACTTTTTCCAATTGATCTGTGTTTATGTCCGTAAAAACATAATCACGCACAGAACATGGAATACGCTGTACCGCACCACCATAAACGTAAAAATCTTCTGCACCCATCCAGAACACATTGTCCTCTACGGCAATCGCAGAAAGAGGGCTGGCAATAGTTATATTGGTAGATATTTCGTTGATACCAAAGGTAAATGGTGGCCCAAGATACTGCATTGCGTGAAGCGATACATCAGTAAACACAAGAATTTGCTGACGTGTTTCTACCGCTGCAATAATTTCGGACCCTGAACCAATTCTCAAATCACCCGCCGTATTGGTTACGAGAGCCTGCCAGTCAGTAACGTTTTCTTGGTCAGAGAATCGTATGAGCAACGGATCCTGAACTCCCGGATCAGTTTCTGGATCACAACCAAACGCAATAACGTGACGATCACGATCAGATACAAGCACTTGTTTTGCTACAGTTGGAGTTTTATTTGCGCCAGCCAGCCCAGATAGCTTCTGTGCTCTCGTGGAAAACCCGGTTGTTTTGTCCCAATAATAAATATCACCATCACGAACGTTAATAATTAGGTCTTCACCAAAGTTATTATGCGACCAAATACGCAATGTTTGACCAGATGCCGTTGAAGCGGAACCAGACCCCCATGTGCCACGACTCCATGTCCCCGCGCCCCAACCAGTCCCAACGATGGTTGTGTCCAATCCTGTGTTAATCTGATAAGTCCCAACAGTAGAAGATCCACCATTGCCTGAATCAGATGTTGTAGCGAATACATATGTAGGATTTAAACCAGAAGTCGTAGTAATGTCTGCTATAGTAGAAACAGTACGCGCTTCAACTTGGTAGCTGCTAGAATCTATGATTACTGTAATTTGATATTCTTGGTCTAACACCGCAGCAGTAACGTTACCACCTAATGCAGTAGAACCGCTAAACGTAACAAAATCATCTTCTAACGCACCATGATCTGCGTCTGTCACAATCAAAGTAGCACATAAAACTGCATCACCAGAAGTATGAGATGCAGCTACTGTGCTATTTACACCTCTTACACAGCCTGTTAAATCATTTCCTGATTTTAAAGCATAAGTAATAATCTCACTGTTTATCTTAATTCTGCCCGAATCAGGAAACCCAGTTCCAGATGTTAAGCTAATTGTTGTATCTGCCGCAGTGATGTTTGCGCTCAATGTATTTGCGCTTGCAGAAAAAGTTACATCTCCTGCGGCTGTTGTAGCGCGGATAGGTGTGATGTCATTATACGCCCCACCTTCTTCAATATAATATTTTAGATGAGTACCAACGCCCATATATCTTGATCCATCCAAAGCAACCCAAGGATGCAATGCGCGACAAGTCCCTAAAAATGTGGCGGATGATAACTTTAACCAACCTCCAATTTTTTCTGGAAAACCAGAGCGAAAGCGAACCTTATCAATATCAAACCAACCACCTTCATTTGCATATGAAGTAGTTTCCCTATTAACGCCGGGACGAAACTGTAGCTTGGTAAATGGCATCAGCAAACTCCTACTAAGGCGATTATACACAAAAACTCAATTTACGCCACTATCGTAACGCTAACAATTGTTCGAGTTATTCTTTTTTTAAAAAATAACCCGAACAATTTATTCTCTTATTTCAAAGTGAGGTCCATCTATAAATGGACGTTTGCCTTGAGATCGACGCAAATCAATGTAAGCGTTCATAGCCTCTTCCATCGTGCCTTCCCATTTACGAATGTCATCTATGTGCCACGCGGCACCCCACCGAATGGGAACCCCAACAATAACCGCAGCTTCTTTGATTGCATCCGCAAGATCATCGTACAGATTGAGTTCCCAAGACGCCCTAGAATTTACGAAGGCCATAACGTCGATTGCCTTGCCTTCAAGATGAAGGCTTTTCATGGTCTTGCTTGCGCCCTTTGCGACAAGTTCTTTTTGCTCATCTAAAGTTCTCAAACCCTGAATTACACCAAAGTCAGTTTTGGTTAACGTAATAGCATGTTTTGCCACTGCCTGTAGGCGTTCATCTACGCCTTCAAGCCTATCAAGGCTACGTCTACTTAATTTAAAAGTCATGATTTTACCTTCATGTATTTCGATAAGGCCCTGTTTCCAAACCAAAAACTCATAATAGCCGCAAACAACGCAGAGGTTTCGCTATCCCAAAGAATAGATAAAGACCTGCCTAAGTCATGCCCTGTTTCCATAAGAGCAAACAAAGCCGTTATTTTAATGGCAACGAAAAGCCCAAAAAAACAATAAGTAATGACAGGACGGACAGAGCCTCGAAGTGCATTGATAAAACCTCCCGCATCCATACTATCATGCTTGTACAACCCTTCCGCTTCTTTGATGTCCGCTTCCTTATCCATCATATTTAATTTCAGTTCCGCACGTTTTGACATCAGGTCCATCTCAACCTGCATTTTTTCCAAATCGTGCTTGTGCTGCTGATTTGCCTTAAAGTAGTTAAGAACCTCTGGTAAAAAAGAAGTTCCAAACCCAAGGAGGCTTCCCAAAAGCGTCATCATTTTTTCTCGCTCCCCAGCCACACGGCTATTGTCCCCGTCATGGCCCCACTGACTACTGAAATCATCGCGGATTGCTGCGTTGATAAATCAGGCAAGCTCATTCCCCATTCAATGACGCGGATGTACATGATGGTCATAACTAACATCATGAAACGCGGCATTATCTTCCAAGCTAAAATCTTTTCCATAGCTACAGTCATTTAGACCTCCATATCTATGATACTACCCTGCGGCTTTAAGCCGCTATTAGCTTTGCCAAACCTATCATAACTGATCATTAAATCAAGCTGTTGTCTCTCCAGCGCCTTAGCGAGCTTGTGAGCGCGGTTATGCACCTTTTGGACCTCTTGCTGCGCTTGATGGTTCTCAATGCTTTCACGAGATCTCTCAACTTGTATTGCAAACGGTAAATTTCCTACTGGCTCAAGCATTGGCTAACCACACGAACCCAACAAGAGCACCCACTCCAAGGATAAACACAAATATCCCCGCCACCCACTCTAGGATCCTTTGTTTTATTTCCATGCGGCGAAACTCATGCTCACGCTTTTGTTTCCTGATCTCCGCTTCGATACGAAGAAATTCCTGCCAATGAGATGGTCCCAGTATGGCTGGATGGCTAATAATCTCCCGTAATTCATCACGCATTCTCTGCGCTTGCTTCCTCGCAAGAAAAACCTCCATAGCTTGCGCTTGGACACCCCCACCCAATAGTTTGTACCACGGAGGCTTTTCTGCCATTTTTTCAGCCTGATCAATATCAGCCATGCAGTTGGCCCATTGCTGTAATTGCTGGCCCATGTCTTGGAGATCCCGGCCGACTTGAACGCCTTTTTTCAAAAAACTATAGGCCGCTTGTGCACCAGCTATCGCAACACTTATTTCAATCATGTGTCGTAAATCCTCGCGGGGCATACGTAGCTGGGGGGTACTACATAGGTCTTATCATACCACATATAAGGGGGTCTGTCATACCCGCAGTCGTACACACAAACCTGATAAAGACCTAATGCGAAAGATTGGCCCCAGAATATGGCGACCAAAACACACATAAATTTATCGTTCCATCAAACGATCTATTTTTTCTTCGATACGATCAAACCGCGCTACGATTTGATTCATCACATAAGAGCTATCAGTTTTAGTAACGTACTCTTTTGCCATTTCTTCCCTTGTTTTATTGAGAAGAATTTGGATGCGCCCAAGTTCATCATGCTGGGACTTTAACCACCAGCCCAAACCGCCAATGGCAGTTAACAAACCTATATTTATGAGCGCATCCATTTCCATTATTCTGCTGCTATCTCTTGAGTTTCAGATTTCAAGGATTTCTTGAGCATATCCATAAATGCCTGACGACCCACTTGCAATTGCGTTATATTAAATTGCGCGGATGAAATCTTTTGATCAAGCGAACCAATATGGTTTATACAAGCCTTTGCTTCGTCTGATAGCTGGTCTTCAGTGTATTCCACGTCATCAATCGTAATGACCTTTTTTTCTTCAGTCATTTTGATCTCCTTTTAAGTTAGGTTGCTATGCGTCCCAAGGGTTGCCTGATGCTTCCGTTGGGTTTTTCTGGTTCTCAATGTTTTCAGCGAGAGCCGCTTCCGTATCCGCTTGGCTTACGCTACCCCAAACCCAGCCTTGAGCCATAGTTTCGGTAACGTCCGCATAGGGTACGAAATCTGGTGATGATGGGTCTGGTGTTAGCCCCACCGTGCCGTAAGAGGAAGCCATATATGTGTCTTCTCCTACTGTCTCTGACGCTGTGCAGCTCCAATGTACTACGTTAATCCCCCCTGTTGCGATTTCATGTTCGCAGGTGGGGATTGTCCAATCGTATGTTATTGCCATTGTCAGGCTCCTTTCAGTTAAGTTGTCGTCTTTCAATCAGATGCTCTGGCAGGAAGCTGTATTCGTAACCAGAGTGCTCGTCTTGAAGACGCCGAATTTCCTGCGGGTCATCGCAGATGATAACGTCAATATACTCCCATCCAGCAAAAACCGCATACTGCAAACGGCATTCGCCGAACTGCAATTCGTGGTCGCTGTTTACAACAATTGGGTTCACCATACCGTGTTCTGCAATATGAGCGTGGATGCGTTTCTGCCGCTCAAACACAGCCCACTGCTTTGGGTCCGTTGCTGTTTTCACTTCACTGACCTTCAAGCGCATTTAGGCGAGCCTCAAGTGCTTCGATTTTGGTCAGTGCCTCTTGCAGTGCAGCGGTCAGCAAGGGGACCAGCTTGGAGTGGTCAATGGCCTGCATCTCCTCGCCGTCTTTCTCGCCAGTGACAGCCTCTGGCACGACCTCTTGGGCCTCATGTGCGAGGAAGCCATCCACACGGGTGCCATCGACTTTCCACGCAAAGTTTACTGGGTTGAGAGCAAGCACACGGTCAGATGCACCAACCATAGGCTGCACATCTTCTTTTAGGCGGTAGTCGGATGATGTGTTATAAGATGTGGCAGATGCGGTTATGCCGACAGAGCCTACATTTCCCCCAGAAGCGTTCATGAAGTAGATTGGCACGGTGTTATCGGCGGCTGGCCTCATTACCATTCCATACTCAGTACCCGCCCCACTATATTTGACTGTCAGGCGGTTGGTAATACCCTCAGTGCCAGTTGTCCCCAATCTTAATGATCCGGCGCTGTCGATGCGCATGCGTTCTGCAGCGTTTGTTCTGAAGTACATATGGTCAGTACTATGAATATAACCTATAACACCAACGTCAGTATCAGCAGTATCAGCAAAATAGAGAAAACTACCACCTGTAGTATTTCCAGTTTGTATTTTCAAAACACAGTCGCCACTTGGGTGAGTAAATGTCCCCCACCCTGCAACATCTAGCTTATAGCCAGCTTCAGGCGAACTCGTCCCAATACCAACATTACCGCTGCCCATAATAGACAGCCTTTCATCAGAAACAGCATCACCTGCAACAGAACCAACAAAAAAGCCTAGCCTTCTGTTTGCTTCAGTGCTGTTATTGAAAGACATGATGTACATGTCTTGTTGGTTTCCACCAAACCTCAAGGCATTGTAAACGCCATCTCCTACACCACTATTGCCAAGAACTAAGGTTTCATTAGAATTAGCTTGTGTAACATCCGTTGATGTGTGAGCGGTTTGAACATGCAATTTACCACTAGGCGAACTTGTCCCAATGCCAACATCACCTCCTGATGTAATGCGCATGCGCTCTGTGAATGTCCCGCCGCCTGTTGCATCAACAGAAAACAAAGTGTTCCCACTTGCTGTTTGTAATCGAAAGCCTTTGTTAGCATCGTTACTATCTTTTAAAGTTATAAAAGGTTGGAAGCCGTTTACATTAATAGCATCTTGTGCATCCACAGTCAGCCCATCGCTGGTCAAAGTACCCGTGATGTCTACGCCTGTGCTGGTGGTGGCAAATTTTTGTGCGTTGTCGAAATATAGTTTAACGTCTGAGTTTTCATTAAACTGCGCAGTTTGCTCACCTGTTGGACTTTGCACATTCATCTGATTTGATTGCAGCAATAAAACGCCTGTTCCATCATCCCTGATGTAACTATTAGTCCCATCATGATAAATCTGTAGGTCAGACCCTGCGCCGAAGATGGCTTTGTCGCTGTCGCCGAAAGTCATATCACCAGAGGTTACAAAGCTAGTACCTGTGATTGTAGTACCAGTGATTGCGGCAGCACTGTTCGCACCGATGGTTGTGCCGTCAATCTCACCAGAAGCAATGTCCACCTTGCTAATGTCCACCTCGCCTGTACCGTTAGGTGTCAGGGCAATGTTGCCATTGGTATCTGTGCTGGTAATGGCATTTCCGTTAATGTTAATGTTATCAACATCAAGATCAGTATTAATTACAACCGTACCAGTACCATTTGGCGATATGTTTACATCGCCATTGGTATCTGTGCTTGAGATCGTGTTGCCATCGACCTTGATGTTATCAACCCGAAGATCAGTAACCGCAGAGTTAGTACCGATTGTTACGCCATCAATAGCACCACCGTCAATGTCCACCTTACTGATGTCAACTTCACCAGTGCCATTAGGCGTTAAGGCAATATTACCATTGGTATCTGTGCTTGAAATTGTATTGCCATTTACGTTGATATTATCAACATCCAAATCACCAGTTACGTCTACTGCACCAGTTATTGTCATAGTTGTCGTGTTAACCGTAACCGTGGTCGAAGCGTCAATGTCCAGCGTCGGCGCAACAATCTCCACCTCGACGTCAGCGTCGATGTCAAGCTGCCCGTCCGCGGACGAACTGATCTTGAGCGCCGTATCGCGGAACTGCAATTCGTCTGTTGTGGTCATCTGGATGTTGGTGCCACCAGATGTATTGCCATTTGCTAGAACCTCGGACAGTTCGTTGTTGGCACCAACCTGTGTATCTACATACGCCTTGATCGACTGTTGTGTTGCCAAGGCGGTCGCGCTGTCGGACGCCATGTTGTCTTCGTCTAGGATTGCGGTCACCGACACGCTGCCCAAGCGCAGGCTGTCAAAGTACGCATTGTTAAAGACGTTCGCCGCTACCGCGCCCGTGCCTGCGCCGTCGAAGAAAACTACCGCTGTCGTTCCCGCAGGAACCTCATAGTCGTTTGATGCATTGTACGTGCCTTGAAATAGCAAAATACTACGTGAGCCAGATAAACTGTTACGCACATAAACAATCTTTTCCGCGTCATTTGGCGTTAGCTGCACATAAGCTGTTCCACCCAGATCAGAGCCATCATTGAAGATAACCAAACGATTGCGACCATTAGAAGCAGATCCATCTGATATTGGAAGCGTATTTGGCGAGCCAGAAGTTCCTGTTGCTGCCAACGTAACAGTCACTTGACCGTCAAGAGAAGCATCTAAAAGTTCAAGGTTTGTGTTTGTGGTAGAACCCCATGTACCAGACTGTTCGCCTGTAGCTATGAGTTCAATACCGTTATTCGTTGTATATGTACTGGGCATGGTTTTCCCCTATGCTGCTATGTCATCCCAGCCCGGAGTTTGAGATGGTGATTCATCACTCCAAGAAGGGGTAGAAGATGGTGTTATTGGAGTATAACTCGGATCTTGATTTGGAACAATAGGACCCCAAACAAGAACCTGTGCTACTTCACCTGTTCCAGAAACTCCGTCTGGAAACACATTTGATTTTGCCGTGACTGTAACCGATCCCACCTGACTTGTTGCAGAGACACCCGTTACATCAACATCTACAGGAAGAGAAACGACAACTGACCCAACCTGACCTGTACCAGAAACGCCTGTGGCAGAAATATTAGCATCTGCTGTTACAGAAACCGAACCCACACCCCCTGTAGCCTCAAGCCCCGTTACGGAAACATTTGCCTCTGTAACAACTGTTACAGAACCTACTGATCCCGTAGCTGATAATCCCGTGACAGGAACATTTGCTTGAGCGTCAGCCGTGGCTGTTCCTACTTCGCCAGTTCCAGACAACCCGGTAACTGAGGTATTTGCTTTTGCAATTATAGTTACTGATCCAACAGATCCAGTAGCCTCTAAGCCAGTTACATTTACGACTTCATTTTCATGAACGATTACACTGCCAACTTGTCCTGTAGCTGAAAGACCAGTTACATTTACGACTTCATTTTCATGAACGATTACACTGCCAACTTGACCCGTGGCTGAAAGACCAGTTACAGAGACATTTGATGCAGCATTTACTGTAACTGAACCAACAGATCCTGTGGCTGATAATCCAGTTGCGGGAACATTAGCTTGAGCATCAACGTTAACTGTTCCAATTTGTCCAGTTCCAGATAATCCAGTGACTGAAGCATTTGCTTCCGCGATAACAGTAATTGAGCCAACTGATCCAGTAGATGACAAACCAGTGACTGAAGTATTTGCTTCCGCGATAACAGTAATTGAGCCAACTGATCCAGTGGCTGATAGTCCTGTAACATTTATTGTTATGCCTTGAGCTACAGCCGCGCTTCCAACTTCACCAGTGCCAGATACACCTGTGACAGAAACGTTTGATTCTGCATCAGTGGCTACTGATCCAACATTCCCTGTTGAAGACAGCCCTGTAACAGAAATATTTGCGTCCGCCGTTGTGGTAACAGACCCAACATTCCCTGTTGAAGACAGCCCTGTGACAGAAATATTTGCGTCCGCCGTTGTGGTAACAGACCCAACACTTCCTGTTCCAGAAACACCTGTAACTGAAACAGTTTGTGAAATTGATGCAGTTACAGAGCCTACTTGACCTGTGGCACTTAGTCCTGATGGAGAAACATTAGCTTCCGCAACAACTGTTACAGATCCCACACTGCCTGTAGCTTCAAGACCCGTAACAGGAACATCACTTGCTCCTGATACAGTAACAGAACCAACTTGGCCTGTAGCAGCAACTCCCGTTACTGTTACAGGAAGTGGACTGCTCCAAGCCCCTTCAGACCATGTGCCTCGCCCCCAACCTGCAATAAGTGCCATTTCAATAGCCTAAATTATTTAGGCTATACGAATAATCGCAGTGCTTGCGCCAGCAGTTGGGAAAACAATTGTAAAGTCTCCCGCAGTAGACGTTTTGTCGGCACCAAAGTCGAGAACCACTACCGAAGGATCACCTGCCGCAGTATCGTTATAGATCAACGCTCCACGAGCCGTGATTGTCGCTGTAGAAAACGTCAAATCGGCAAAGTCAGCATACGCGGTTGTGCCAGATGTCGTAGGCGTAACGTTTGTTAATGTGCCGCCGCCAGCAGAATAACCTGTACCGCTAACCTCATTCGTGGCAGTATATGCGGTTGTAGCTGCTGTAAAGGAAGCACTGTTGGTGTACATTGCTAACTTAAAAGTATTTCCTGTAGACGCAGTAAAATCGTGTGTTGCAGTCATAAGCTCTTTTTTAAAGCTCGTACACATAAAGTTGCCAGTAAAGGCCATGTCACATTCTCCTTATGAGTTCCGCAAGGTTTGAATGCCCTGCATCTGTAAGTGCATTATATACCGTAGTTCGATCACTTTTGATAGCCTCTCGTAAATAAAACTCGACGACTTTTGTAATCTGAAGCTCATAAACACGAGCTTGATCACGAATTGCAGGCGGTGCTGAGTCAGAAACACTTACAATTTTCTGAACGCACCGCTGTGCAATTTCTTCAGGCGTAAAGCCTCTTTTGTCCGTTGTATGAACCTCAATGCCAAAATCTTCTGGCAACCCTATATCCAAAGCAGGTATCATGTTTTCTCCCTAATAATAAGACCTGTGCGATACGCATCAGTAACCTCTTGAGACTCTCCGAAATTCTTAACACGAGAGAGTGCCTCAGTAAAACGCTGTGTATAATTCTGTATTAAATCGCCTTCACCCTTCATAAACGTATATGCTTCAATAAGAGATCCATACAACAAAGCTACCGATGCATTTGTACTTAACCATGTTGTTCCACTTCCCGCGCCAGCCGTTAGTGATGCTGGACGATAAAAATAATGAAGTTCAACAGCATAATTAGAATCGGGCGTTGGACCTAAAATTAAGTTATCTATATCAAATTGCGCATAATAACGAGGGGCACCAGTAGTTGCGCCATTTGGGTTAAAAGACTGAATAAAGTTTACATCTTTAAACAGCATAAACTCTTTATTACTACCATTCGTAAACGAAAGACTAAATGGGGCAAGATAATCTGTAGGAAGCGCAAGATATTGATTGCTTGCGGTTAAAGTTCCGCTTTGATTTTTGCGAAACACTTCTAACTGAGCAATTTTTAAAATACGCTCCTCTGCGTTTTTAATAAATATATTAAGATTGTTTACAAAGGTTGTCTCTGTGTTCTCAGTGTAGTCTTGAATTGCAGTTTTTAGTTCATCGTATGTAAAACTCATGAGATCACCACTGTAACTTGCCCAACTTTACCAAATGCCTGCGGCGGACGTAGGTTTGGAGCCTCTACAAGAGGAATACCAACAAATACATCCAGTGGCTCAATACGGTCAGGTCTTGCATTCTCAAGAGCCTGCGGGTCTACAACCTTGCGAAACGGCCCAAGCTGCGGGTGTTTTGGCTCATACTCGTCGGGCCCCACAAGCAAGCCATTCCACTCGCGCTTCATTACCTTGTAAGGATAACGAAACCCGGAGCGGTCAGATATTGCCCATGAATCTTTTCCCGAAGCAAACTTAGCCATCTACCCCGTCCTATAATATTCGTATTTCGGAACAACGTTGAAGGATGACCGATCACGGTCCTCCGTTGCAGCGCGTTCAAACTCTTCTTCGTACACAGCCTTCAGCATTTGTACACGATTTGGTGCCCGCTTCAAAGCAATGTAGTAGGCCAAGCCTGCCGCCAAGCAGGGATAGAACCGAAACGGCATATCCACGGTATTAGTGTAAATGTCCGCGTCATCCATACGGGTCAACGCGTCGTAAATCACAACATCCGTCGTGTTTTCGGGCGTAGGCCAGATTTTTAGGTTTGGAGTGAGCTGACGATCCAAGAAAAACTGGTTTGGTCGGCCCTGTGTGGTTTTTGTCGGAATTGTAAGGTATTCATCCCGGCTCAAACGCTCCAACGAATAGTCTGTACCGTTACGACGCACAATAACCGACAGAACGTCGATTACATCTGTACCCAGATCGTATTCGCCGTCGCCAATCGCTAGTGTGACTGTGCGTTGTTTGATTGTCCATTGGTTCAAGCCGCGGTTAGCCCAATCTGCAAGCAACAGATTAAGCGAACGCTTTGCCGTCTTCAGGTCGTAACCAGTACGAACCTCAAGACCACAACGCTCGAACGCTTCTTCGACGTAGTCAGCGACGTCTAGCTCAAAATCTGTGCTTCCTGATGTAGCCATCTTACTTCTTCTTAACCATGCCACCGCCACGCATTTTCTTAACCATGCCGCCGCCACGCATTTTCTTAACCATGCCGCCGCCACGCATTTTCTTAACCATGCCACCGCCACGCATTTTCTTAACCATGCCGCCGCCACGCATTTTCTTTGGACGCATTGCCATCTTTCAATCTCCTATACATTTGATGTCGTAGTTCAAACAGTTCTTGAGCATTGTAGTCGTCTTCATACGGCTTATAATAGCCTCTTTTTGCAAGCTTGTCTGCGCTTTCTTGCAATTTGGACAACCGTTGCACAAAAATCATAGCATATTCTTCTTCAACCAACGCCAAAAAGTCTTCATTAGCGTCTGCAACAAACTCATTTGGCTCATCATGTGGGTGAAAGCCCATCAACCAAATATCTTTATCAATGAACACCCCGTCAGAAATGCATTTATTAAGATTAAACAGGTAATCATGGAAATCCGCAGGATCTTTTTCAAAAGCCAAGTCCACTATTATTGCTAGATCAAAATTATCGTCAAATTGACTGATTGTAGTGTATAAACACTGATAATTTTTCTCATATTTGAACATAAGAGATACCTTGTCTTCTTTCCACGCCTTTTCGGCAAAAGGACAAGCGGGCAAACCCCCAAAATAGTGCGATTTTTGTTCTAAAACCTCTTTAGACCACTGCCAAATCTCTCGAACAATTTTTTGCTCTAGCTTTGGTTCGTAAAATTCTATTCGCATCACACACTCACCGATCCCGACGTATACTTACGGCGATTTGAAAGAACTTTTCCACAACCACGGGCCACTATTTTGCCGTTTTTTTGCTGCGGGGGCTTTCTTTTTGCTTTTTGGTTGACGATTTCGCCGCCGCCTGCGGCAAATTTGACTTCCGCGGCTTTGGTGTTTTTGACGAAGGTTTTGCCTTTTTTGCCTTCGCGCTTTTTCTTTGCGGCGGTGGACTTTCTTTGAGACTTGGTGAGGGATCTGGCTTTGGCTGCGGGGAGACATCGGTCTGGGTTTTGCTTGTCTTTGGAAGTACCGCACTCACCAGCGATGTTACCGCTTGAATCAATCCTGACCCAATTCTGATCACGCCATTTTTTAAGTTGACGGCCCATTTAAGACTTCTTTCCTTTAGCTTTTTTAGCATAGTTTGGATCCTTACAGTATTTGGAAGCCGCCATGTTCGCGTATGCACTTGGATAAGTGTCAAAGGTGCGCTTCGCCCATGCTTTTCCGGCAGGGCAGATTTTACTACCTTTACTTTTAGAAGAAGCTTCTCCACCTTTTCGGAAATAAGTTAAACCCCTTGGCGTTTTATTGCTTATTGAGCGCTTGGACATTGCCATAGGCTTTCTCCATCTCTAACTTTATGTACTCAATTTGAGAAGCCATCACTTCGGTGCGCTTGTCCACAGATATTAGTGTTTCTGTAGTCCAAGCCGCCCACGCATAGGTTACCGCCCCAATAAGCCCTAAACTCGTAGACAAAAGAATAATTATTAATGGGCGGTCTAACATTTCCAACGCTTTCTAGCTTGTCTCAATCTTGAATTAGGATCTTTGGCTGCTTTTGGAAACTTTTTCATCTGTCCCGCAGAACGAGCACAGAATGACTTGCGGCGTTTTGCGTCCTTACTTCCTTCTTTAACCTTACCGGTTACCGCTGTCTGTAACTTTGAACCCGGATTTTTCTTGCGATACTCCTTTACGCCCTTTTCTGTCATACCCGCGCCAGACTTCGTCTTGCGGTAATTAGCCCCTTTGCCAGAGGTGGTACGACGTATGGGTTTCTCCTTTTTGGCAGCCATTAAAGACTATCCCCATTGTTGATGTAGATAAACTCCATTGACGCGGAGACATTAAAGCTAACCGACCCAGAGGAAGAAAATGCTCTCATCTCTAAGTCTGTTTTTTCTGTGAACCTTAATGGAAAAGTATAAAACTGTTCGTGTGTGGCATCTGTGAGAGTAAATCTTTCTTTTATCTGAAAGACTTCTCCGTATGGTCTAGCTACAAGACTAGCATTCAAAACGGCTTTGGTGTTGGTAGATGTGCCTGTGGACAAAGACATTTTTGTAAGGAACGCTGTATATCCTGCGGGAACCGTCCAAAGGCTCATCAGTGTTTGGTTGTCGCCATCCCCATTTATGGTCAGGTAAATGTTAGCTGGAACTCCAGTGGTCACTGTGCCTGTTCCTGCGTAGATTATACCAGCATTTGCACCACCACTACCCGCGCTGCGAACAATGCCACGATTGATCCGTAGGTAAGATTTTGTGGTGTTAACAGCAGTTTGCCCATTCAATGTGACAACTTCGTTTATTTCGTTGTAGTCACCATCTAGGCCAAAAAGTTCAACCGTTCTTGCACCAGTACCTGCGGCAGTGTCATCAGTTGAACTGCTTGATACAGTCATTACTGTAGCTGATGCAGGATAAGCGTATAAACCACCTTGTTCCCAGATGGTTTCTTTTGTGTTTCCAACATCGTTGTTGTAGCCAAACTTAAATATCGTTTTATGGAATGATATTTGCCCACGAGCAACTTGAAGCTCAAACGGCTCGCTAGTTCCAACTCTGGAAATTGAACTTATTTCGCGGGACATGGCATTTCCTAACTATAGAATATCGTCATTGCAGTGATATTTGTGGCAGTGCCAACATAAATATCGCTTGTAAACAATAAACCTTCGTCTGGAATGTTAACGGAATGGGAATCAGACGCTAGAAAATCCAAATCCAAAACCGTGCTTCCGCCGTTTCCGTCAGTTAACGTAAGGCGTCCTGCGCCCGCCGCTGTCAAAACCTGTACCTGTCGCAAACGGGCGCGGCCCACTGAGGCCCCGCCTGTTCCCGTCAGACGTTTTGATTTTACGTCTGAATTAGCCATCTACACCCCCTTATGAGTCTGCAAATGGTGTAGCTAGTGTACCAGAACCTAAAAGAGTGCCAGTGACCAGATATTCTGCAGTTGCAATCGCAGTGACTTCCACAACAGAACCAGCAATACCACCTGTAGTGGTGCCGTTCATAGAAATGACATCGTTGCTTGCTGCAGGAGCGAAACCCCTAGCTTGAGAAGTGGCGGCGGCGGCAAGAACGAGATTGCCAACAAACTTATCTGTGCCATCTGTTTTGATATCCAAGTCAGAAGCAGTGGTGCCTACAAAGAACTTGTAGGTTGCACCAATGGTGTCGCTGGTGATTGCTGGAAGCGTAACCGCACCGTCTGCATCATTGATTTCAATGATACGACCTACGTGATCTGCATATGTGAGAGTTGTTTCTGCCGTAATATTTACAACTGCGGTTGATCCTACAGCCGTAAAGCCGCGTTCAGAGCGAACGGGACCTGAAAAGGTAGTTAGACCCATTTTGATCTCCTGTCTTTGGGTGTGTCAGCCTATTGGCTGTCAGGGATAATCAAAGTATACACAGAAATTTTTAAAAAGAAAGGGGCTACCGAAGTAGCCCCTAGTTTAACAGGGAGGATGACTAATGAAATACCATCAGTCCCCCTATTGTAGCACAATTTATGCGCCGGGTGTACCAAAAACACAACGCCAGTCGGAAACACCGAAGCTGTAACGCTCACGTGCTTTAAAGCGCATGTTGCCAGTGTCAAAGTCACCTTCCATCGCAGTCTTGATGGCTGAACGGTTGAAATATTTGAAACCGTTTGGCGCATCAGTCTTGATGAAGAATGCATCAGTATCCGTCAGGAAGTGGTTTACAACCGCTCCGTCAGGAAGCATCCCCATGCTGCGCATTGCGTTGGTGTCATTGTCCGCTGTGCCCGGACGCAGATTTGAATTAAGTACACGCTCCGCGATGAACTGAAGCTCTTTCGGAATAATAAGCTTCATACCACGAACGGCAATTTTCAAACCACGTTCGTCAGTGAAACCAGCAATGTCAATTAGCATTTGCTCAAGAGAAGTCTCGTTGAGGTCTGCCGCAGTTGACAAAAGGTTGCGCTGGTTACCAGACAATGATGGGTGTGCCGAAGAACACAGAGCCGCACCATCACCAATTGCATTAGCACCCGTGTTGAACGCATTGTTCAAAATGTTGGCTGCTTTGATTTGCTTTGTCTGCGCCATAGAGCGAGCCAGAGCTTTGGTGTAACGAGATGCGAGACGATCATAAAGATTGTCCTCAATTGCTTCTTCCGTAATAGAAAACGCAAGAGCAATTGTCTCATGTGTGTAACGCGCAGTGTATGTTTCCTGTGCATCATCAAAGTTGATGGCAGCGCCTTCAGCTTTAATAGGTGCTGTGGAAAATCCACCGAGCATCACTTCCTCTTCGAATGCACGATCCGAAGATTCTTCTTCAAAGATTTCGGCATGTTCGTTTTCGTAACGATCATACTCAAGTCCGAACAAGGCGTTAAGGCCGGGTTCCAACTCTTTCGCTAATTGTGCGCGAGAGATAGCCATATTTCAGCCCTCCTTAAATGCCTGTGGACGCCGCGGTTGTTTGAGAATCAGAACTCGAACAAGGCGCGTTGTGGTGGAAGTTAAAACGAACAACATAGTTCACACCCGCTGCGTCATAGTCCAAGTTCGCAACGTCGCCCGTGAGGCCGACAACACGCATGAACAGTGTCGCAGTAGTCGCAACTGATGAGATATCAAGCTCTGCAGTTGAACGACCGTTTGCTGTGGACCCCGAAGTTGCAGTCGCCAAAGAGGCGTTTGCAAAGATGTTCGAAAGTGCAGTAGCGCGGTCAGTTGAACTGCCGTCTGCTGCAACCATAAACAATTGATTGGGGTTGTCCGCCACGAAGGCTTTTACTGGATGGTTCGTATCAACGCTTACGTTGTTTGAACCGGGCCAATAGTTTTTCCAAGTTGATTTACCTGTAGAACTATCAACATACTCTACGCCCATAAGGACTCCAAGTGCGGGAACTGTACCACCGTTGGCATTGCCAACAATATCAATCACCCCAGCCGCCAGAGGGATTACTGGCGAATACTGGTAAATGGCGTTTGTATTGTTAGATGCAATCTCATACTGAGTTACACCAGTGGTGTTTGCTCCTGCGCCGTTAAGCCCGATAGGACGAAGACCAAAGGCAGTATCTTGGTTTGCCATTTGTTTTTCTCCTTATCAGAGCGACCCTAACTACCGTCGAGGGCCACCGAAGGTTACACGAGTCTGACGATCTGGTTTAGAAATCGTCATGGTTGAATGTTGGTTTTGAGCCATCAACTCAGAATCAACCGCTTGTACCTGATCCGCGTTACGTCGTTGATAATACGCATTACGTTCTTCTGCAGTCTCATCTGGGATGCGAGCCAAAACTAAACCGCCTACGCCAAAAACACCTTCGTACTTACCTGAATCAACAACCGGGGCCTCAAAATCAGGATATTCGTCCTTTCGAACTAATTCCCAACCTTCGCGCATTTTCGCGCTAATATTCTTAGTATCATCAAAACCACGCGTTTCTGCGCGGATCCAACGATGCCGAAATCCATCCGGTGCAGGCGGTGCATCTAACATAGAGGGAGGAGCCCACGGCCTACGCTGCGCCGTTTTCTCTCTCATTTCATTTGCGCGAGGAGTTCGCTTTACTGTATCTGACATGGCTTAATCCTTCACGTACTTCGCGTATGCTTCAAGCGGCACACCCAATTTCTTCGCAATTGCGACTTGGCTAGGGGTGAGTCTAACCTTCTTCCCACTGCTGCGCCCAGAGGTTCTTGATACCCCAGCCACGGTCTGAGCGGGCCGTCTACTGGTGGTTTTTGCGGGCATATTAAACTTTTCGCTAATACGCCGATCAAGTTCAGTATAATACTCTTCGGTCGCCGGGTCAAACCCTTCGCTCTCAACAAGCCGTTTATGAATGCCAAAAGCCGCAAAAGTCATCGCCTCATCCTGACCAAACCAGTCATTCTGAGCCGCCCACTCCTGCGCCCTAGCGTCTGGACGACGCATCTCTGGAGGCTGTTGACGAGGTTGCTGTTGCTGCGCGTATTGAACCCGGCTTTCCTGTTGACGTTTTGCTTGAGACAACCGATCATTTTCAATCGCCAAAGATGCTATGCGCTTGTTTGCCTCAACCGCCGCAGCCGTGTCACCAATTTCCATAGCACGGGCCAAAGCTTGCTCCGCCTGATCCATCTGGGTGGTGACCCGACTTTCGTACTCGCTAACAAAGCTGGTGTCCAAAGCGTCAAATCGTTGCCGAAGCTGATTGGACTCTTCTTGAACACTTTTTGCGTACCGTAAAGCTTCTTCTTCGCGGCGTTGCGCTTCCCGCATTTTTTTCGTCAAACGATCAATGCGCTTCTGGGTGTTACTTTCCGCTTTCTCAAAAGCGTCCGGTTCTGAAACCTCAACATCAGATTCCGAAGGACTGTCTAACTCAATTTCAGTTTCTTCAGAATCGTCTAAATCTAGTTCGATTTGATCTTCTTTTGCCATTTCTGCCTCTAATAGTGAAGTATATCTGCAGGATCCGTTATACGAGCAAGAATTTCGTCATCATTCAAAATTCTTACTTCGCCGCCGTCTATATTAAAACGAGAACCCGCGTATCGAGCAAACATAACCCAATCGCGCTCCTCGCACCACGCCCCATTCGGAAATTTTTCCTCGTCTTGGTACGCAAGCGGCCCTACTTTCAAAACATACCCCACCTGAGTTGAAACCTGATTTTGCTCTACAACTTGGTCGGGTAAATACAGACCAGATTCGGTCTTACCCTTGCCGCGGTAAGGCAAAATTAGAATGCGCCAACCCGTGGGTGAAGGCATCCGATCAAGTAACGTTCCATCAATGGCTTCGGGATTGAGAACTTTCGGAGCTTGATACGCGTCCGAAAGATTTTTTACCGCGTCTTCGACGCTTTTAAGGTCAACCTTAGTCAACACTACGCTCCTGTTTATCTAGCAGGCCCTTGAGTTCCTGTTCCACGTGATTTAGGGCTTCCATGTTCCCCATAAGCTCACGATATTGCTCCATAGACTTGACGTTGCCATACTGCATCAGGTCAACAACGGCATGTCTACGTTCCCTTATAATACGAAACACCGCTTCCGCAACGTAAATTTCATCCATTTCCTTAAAAAATCCTATATTTCTGTCTTTTTATAAGAAAAGTTAAGAAAATATGCAAGCGCAACCCTCATAAAACCTCGCCGGGCATACATAGTCGGGTCCCACCGTGTATGCCTCATCGTACCACAGGTATTTAGGTCTGTCATACCCACAATCGTAAGTACAAACCTTATAAAGCCCAAAAGAAAACGAATGGCCCCAAAAAATTGCGACCAGTACACACACTAAACTTTTTTACGCGGCTTTTTCTTCCGCTGCCGGTTCATGTCCAAAGCAATAGCAACCGCCTGCTTCTGCTTATAGCCCTCATCCATAAGCTTCTTTATCTTCGAACTCACCCACTTATCGTCCTTAGACATAGGTCAAGCATTCACGAACCGTGAGCCGCGGAGAGCCGCACCCATACCACGCTTCTTGCCCGTAGTTACCTTTGCCTTCGCCGTGTTAGGCGTAGCAACGTCTTCCATCTGCTTATATGGAATACGGCCCTGATCCTTAATATCCGCATACGGTTGCGCCTTTTGCGCCGCACCCGGTGTATTCGTTACAATCTTTACACTTGCCATTTTAAACTCCTATTTCTTCTTTACAGGGCTACCATCGTTAGATTTCAGAAAACCTGCTATCGTACTTTGATATAAAGGCATATCAGGGACTTTACGAACAGGTTTGCCCGGCGGAGGACCGAACCGATCCCGTAAAATCTTGTCTGGATAATTAGGGTTTTCTTTGCGCAGCTTATTTCTCCGCATGTTCTCTCTACCAGAAAGACGAACCTTGTCGGATGAGGGCGTGGTTCGTGCCATTTTAAACTCCTATTTTTTTCTTACGGGACCACCGCGTTTAAGCTTTTTCATCTTCGGCATCTCTGTGCCAGAGGCCAACTTATTTAAATTTAACATAGCACCTCCCCCACCACCACGAGTAACAGTGTTCACTTTAAAACGAGCTTTCCCCCCAGCATTTTGAACAGTTTCTGGGATTCTGGCATTAACCCGCTCACGCGCCTTTATTACTTTAGGGTGTTTTGCGGCTTTCTTTCTTGCCTCAGATTCGTTCTCGGCATTAACCGTAACAGTACTTGGAACAGCAGAAGAATAAGAAACGGATCCCGTTTTCGGATTACGAGATTTAGGTTCTCGCAACTCATACTTTACTGTATACTCCCCCATCACTGACCCCTTTGCTTCAAAAGTTCACGCTGCATCGCACTGTCTATGCGAGCCGCCGTCTGAGCCTCTTGGCTCGCCAAACGCTTCTCAAATTGCTCCATACGCATCTGTTGGTTCTGGGCCTCAAG